CTCCTACGGCTCACTCCGCAGGAGACTATGTGAGAACATTTGGATCTTCTAGTTAATTCATTATAAATATAAATAACCAAAGACAACAACGTTTCTAAGAGAGATTTTCAATGGCCGCAATTATTTCAGATAAATTTCGCATTTTTAATGCGAAACAATTCCTAGAATCTCTATCTGAAGGCTCCTCCGATACGGGCAACGAGCGTACAAGAATGTACTTCTTTGTTGGTCGTCCTCAACGCTGGGATGCTTACGTAGAGATTTATAACCAGAACGCTACAGCGTTTGTAGAAGGCAACGAAGTTTATGTTGGTGCCAACTATGCTGGCGCTACATTTAAAGGTGTCGTTAGAGCAGTATACGAGGATTCCCTCCTACTCTATAACATCGGTCCTTCTACCTCCAGCGTACCCGCAGCAGGTTCTACCCTCAAGGCATGGAACGGCACTGCAGACACTGGTGCTGAAGCAGTATCTGGCGTTTATCGCTACGCTACTGAGGACGTACCCCCCGTACCTCTCGACAACCAAAAAGAAAAATTCGATCTGTATGACGACATCATCGCTGCTAAGCGTATTACTGATGAGTTCGCTCGTGCAGTTATCCGTCGCTACAACTGGGATCTAGTTGCTAATCCCAAATTCGACATGTGGAAGCCAGACTACTCTGCTACCCCTGGTGGCGGTGGTCAAGTTGGTAAGACCGCAGCAACTGGCGCTACCACTATTGGTGAAGCGAAGTTCTATGTAATCAACTCCCAGTACGAAGTATTCAAGTGCCTCTACAACGGTGAAACTCCTGCCAACCCCTCTGGTCAGAACGCAACCGATGAGCCTAAGACTACTCCTTCTGCTGGTCAAGGTTCGTATGCTGGTGACATCTTCACCGAAGAGCCTGGCAACGCTGGTTACATTTGGAAGTACATGTACACCATTCCTACGAATGATGTTCTCCGCTTCCTCTCTACTGACTTCATGCCTATCGTTGCTGCATCCGATGCAACTCGTCAGGCAACTGAAGCAGCAGCAGTTGATGGTGGCATTAACGTTGCTCTAATTGAGAACGCTGGCGCTAACCTCCCTAACGGCACCCACTATGCTCCTATCCTCGGTGATGGTACTGGTGGTAAGGTTCAGATCACTGTAACCGCTCAAGCAATCTCCTCGGTAACTGTTACCGATGCTGGTTCTGGTTACACCTATGCATCTGTTGCACTTAAGACTGGTACTGGTAGCGGTGCTACTGCATATGGTCTGTTTAGCGATGCTGGTCTAACCGCTTCTGTAACTGTTGGTGCTGCTGCTGTTGGTGCTGTTGAAGTTGTTCTTCCTCCACAAGGCGGTCACGGTGCTGACATGGAGTTGGAATTGAATGCTAAGCGTATCATGACCAACATCCGTCTAACCTACGCTGAAGGTTCTGGCGACTTCCCCGTTGACAACGACTTCCGTCGTATTGGTATCCTTAAGGATCCATATGTCTTCGGTAGCACCACCTTCGCAACCGTCGATACCGTTAACGGTCTGTACGCAGTCAAGTTGAACAATGCTTCTTCTGACTTCCAGCCTGACGAAACTATCGAGCAGAGCGTAACTGGTGGTACTGCAAGAGGCACCGTTGTTTCTTGGACTCTCGACAGTGGTTCGACCACCGAAGGTGTTCTCAAGTACATCCAGTCTCCTGACCTCCACTCCGATTCGGGTGTTGTCCGTGCGTTCGAGAGCAATGCAGGTAATGCAATCACTGGCACTACCTCGCTAACCTCTGCAAACGTTGACACTGGCGATAACAGCAACGTCCTTGGCGTTCAGTTCGCAAGTGGTCTTGCAAACCCTGAGATCGCTGCTAACTCTGGTGAGATGATTTACGTTGAGAACCGTCGTCTAATCACCCGTGCTCCTGACCAGATTGAAGACATCAAACTCGTCATCGAGTTCTGATCTCCTCAAACATATCTTTCAGATCCCCCGAGAAATCGGGGGATTTTTTTTATCCCTGCTAAATAATAGAGGGAAACAGGATCAACTAGAGAGACTCATTTACGATGCCACAGAAGACTAACCTAAACGTATCTCCATATTTTGATGATTTTGATGCTGATAAGAATTTTTATAAGGTTCTTTTCAGACCTGGATATTCTGTGCAGACTAGGGAATTAACATCCCTTCAGTCTATCTTACAAAATCAGATAGAAAGTTACGGCAAATATAGATTTAAACAAGGACAACTGGTAATTCCTGGTGAGGTGGGTCTGAACAACAGACTCAATTTTGTTAAACTGTCTTCTGTTTCCGAAGTTGCTGTAAATGAGAATGGTGGCATCGTCTATAAAAAATATGATATCAAGCAACTAATTGGTTCTACTTTAAGAGGTATTAACTCTGGTGTTACTGCTGTAGTAGTAGAAGTCAAGTATGCTACAACAGATTCTGCAGATCTCATTTTTGTAAATTACGTCAACAGTGGAGATGATGGCAACGAGTCTACATTCAGACAAGGTGAAACTCTAGAAGTTGTTGGTGGTGTTAATACCCCATTACTAGTTGTTGGTACTGATGGTAGTGTTCTCCCAACAACCATTGAAGTAGAGGATCCAGATACTGGAGATATTACAAGTCTCAGCAGTCCTGCAATGGGATATGCGACTGCACTGAAAGTAGAAGAAGGTATTTACTTCGTTAACGGATTTTTTGTCCGCAATGACGAGCAATTGATTGTTCTTAATGATTACTATGATAGAGCTTCTGTAAAGGTAGGTTTTACTATCGTAGAAGATATCATCACTCCAGAGGAGGATGCTTCTCTATATGACAATGCTAGAGGATTCTCTAATTCTTCTGCTCCTGGCGCTCATAGACTAAAAATTAGTCTAGAACTCAAAAAATTTGATTATAACGCACTAACTGACAAAAACTTCATCCAAATTATTCAAATTAAGAATGGTGTAGTTGAAAAACAGGTTAAACCTGCAGACTATAGTCTGTTAGAAGAAACTCTTGCTAGAAGAACTTATGATGAGTCTGGAGATTATGTTATTAAAGATTTTACTATTGACGTAAGAGAATTTTTCCAACGCAATAATAACAACGGTTTATATAAGCAAGGAGATGACGGTCTAGTTAAAGGTATGTCTGCTACGGATGCAGAAGCAAAACTAGTCGCAAGCGTAAGTCCTGGTAAGGCATATGTTCGTGGATTTGAGATTGTAAACAAAGAAGTCAAGTATCTTAATATCGATAAAGCAAGAGATACTTTGACTAGAGATAATGTAACTATCAAGTCTAGAGGATCATCTTCTTTTAAAATTAGTAATGTTTACGGTAGCGTACCTCTCAATACAGTTGCTGGAGAACTCACCGCATTCCCAGATGTATTTTTAAATACCACATTCAATGATGGTAGTATTGGACTTAATGGACTTGAAGGAGAGACTTCTTACAAATTCACGTTAGACAGACGCTCTAAAGAATTTGGATTGGACAAGGGCGTCAAGACAGTAATGATCTCTGTTACTGATGGCAGACCTCTTCCAGTAACCAAAGATCAATTCCCAACTACTCTATGGTACGTGAAGTCGAGAAGTGGAAACACACCAACCTCTGCTGGTAGTGTAGAAGTTATTGCATTCTCCACGGCAAATGATATTAATGTAGCAGGAACATCTAGTTTCTTTGTAGAGGCAACATTATTTGGAGAGAGATCTGTACTTGATGAGTATTTTGTAGAATATGATGATGGAGATCCATCTAAGTATAGAATGCTGTATATGTCAGAATCTGACATTTTGCCACCAGATGGATATACTCCAGATCTGACTTTTGGTAGACTTGTTAATTACACGAATACAATTACTCCAACCGTTGGTGTAGTAAAACCAAAAGACTTCACTCTTTCTGATAGACCATCTGGATTTAATCAAGATACTGACAAAATTATTTCTAGAGGTAAGTCTGGAGTTAACTCCCAACCATATAGTGGTATCTTTAATTTTGGATACTTTAATCCAACATTCTTTACTAAAATTACATTAGAATCTGCTCCATCCGAAGGATTTAATTCTGGTAAGTATATCTATGGTAAGCAGAGTAATGCTGTTGGTGTTATTGAAAATGATCTCTCTGGAAACTATAGTAGTGGTACAACTCTTTTCGTAACTTCTGTTGCTGGTCAATTTGTTTCTGGAGAGACCATTTTTGACGAACAAGGATACTCAACTAAGATCGCAAAAGACAATACCATTTCACATTTCATTTGCACCAAGCGTGGAACTGGATATGGTGATGATGCATCTACTTCGATTTATGTAAATGGTAATGAACTTAATAATGCAAAGGTTGCTCCAAGAGTTGCTGGACAGGGTATCTATAAAATTGATATTCTAGATCGATCTTCTCTAAGAGAAACTTTTATTGCACCTCCAGAAGTAGTAGCATATCCTTTACAAGATAATGAAGCAAATAGTCCAACGATCATTCCTGTACTATTCAAGAATACTGTCTTAACATATACACCACAAAATATTAAATCACTTCAATCTACGTACAACAATTATAAATTTACTGCTGATGTAGATTTCTCTAAGACAAATTATTCTGAATACAAACCAATTACTAATTTTAGTTTCTCTGGTAAGCAGGGATCTAATTTTGTAGAGTGTAGTGGTTTTGGTGCAAACCTTGCTAAAGATCTTGTGCAAGGTGATGTAATTCAATATACTGACGATAATGATAATATCGTTAGAAATATCGTTCAATGGACTAGTGATGCAGAAGGAACTATCAAATCTAGAATTTACCTAACATACACACTAAAAGATACTGTAACTAATGTATCTGTTGTTAGAGTTAGACCTCTCGTATCTAATGTAAATTCTTCGTTGGTCTTCCCAACAGGAAGTAAGCAAATTTCTTCTTTGATCAATGATACTTCTGATACTAAGATCAGATATTATGTCAGAAAGGATTTTACTGCAGACCTGAACGCTGCTGGTGGTGCTGTAACATTTACAGCACAACTACCTGTAGGATTCCAGAGATTTATCACTTATAATGAAAATTCTTATGTCTTAACAGTTCTGTCTAAGGGTGATTCCTCTGTAGTAAATAACGGCGATATCGTTTATATCGATCCAAAGTATGTAACTATCAATTCTTCTACTTCAGACAACACTGGTGTTACTGCTGGATCTCTTGTTATTCAAATGCCAGCAGATTTCTTTGGTACAGGTTTGACCACATATCCTAAACTGAAGTTGTCTGCCACAGTTGAAATTGACAAAGCAAAACCAAGATTAAAAACAGCGATTAGAAATCAACGAATTGTAATTATTTCTGGTGGGGACCGTGTTATTCCTTTGCGTGGTTCTGACTACGATGGTGTTGCAACCTCTATCGTATCTTATGCAGATGCATTTAAACTGAGATATGTATATGAAGGTTCTTCAACTACACCTCCTGATGTTGATTCTTCTGGTTCTCTAATTAGTGGTACTGATGTAACTTATAAGTTCTCCTTTGATGATGGACAAAGAGATACCCTATATGATGTCTCTAGGTTGGTTCTCAAACCAGGATTTGAACCTACCCAAGGTCAATTAGTTGTAGCATTCGATTACTTCGAGCATTCTTCTGGTGATTTCTGTACCGTAGATTCTTACATTCATGAAGCAGGTGTAGAGGGCAGTGAAGTACCTTCATTCAACTCGTCTGTACATGGTATTGTTTCGTTGAAAGATGTTCTTGATTTCAGACCTAAGGTAGATTCTACCACTACTGTTACAGGTTTCCAAGACGTTTCTATTCTATCCAATCCTTCTGGTGCTAGTTATATTAATTTTGTTGGAGATTCTGGTGTTACTGCACTTGCTCCAGCATCTGATCCTGCTTTAGAATATACTATGTCCTTCAGTGAGACGCAGTTCTTAGATCGTATTGATGGTATCTTCTTGAATAAAAAAGGAGAATTTGTTGTCAAGAAAGGAAATGCTTCTCTCAACCCAGCAAAACCAGATAATGTGGATGATGCAATTACTATTGCATACTTACATATTCCAGCGTTTACTAAGAGTAATAAAGACGTACGTATTGTTCCTGTAGACAATCGTCGCTATACAATGCGTGACATTGGTAAACTAGAGAAGCGCATTGAGCGTCTTGAGTATTACACTACGTTAAGCATTCTAGAGCAACAGACTCTAAACATGCAGATTAAAGACAATGTAGGTTTTGATAGATTTAAGTCTGGATTTATTGTAGACAACTTTGAAGGTCATGGAATTGGTAATCTAATTTCTCCAGACTACAGATGTTCTATTGATACTCAGCAGTCTGTATTACGTCCTTCTGTTAGAGAAAATAGTTTCAATTTAGAAGAAGTAAATACTAGAAACGACCAAAGATTGATTTCTGGTTATGTTAACAACAATGGCGTTGTAACACTGCCATATACTTCTCTCAGGTTACTTGGTAATGAATTTGCAACTAAGACTATCAATCCAAATCCTTTTGTAGTCATTCAATATGTTGGTGATTGTCGCATTTCTCCAACCATTGATCAGTGGTATAATACTGAGATTGCACCTCTCGCTCTAAACACAAACACTAATCACTATTCCATTTTCCAAGCAAAATCTGATGTAAAAGAATCCATTGGATCGATCTTTAACTCTTTCATTGTTAATTGGACTGGATCTGATTCTTCGTTGATGTCCATCAACTCTTTTGCAACCGTAACTTCTGACAAAGTTGACTCTTTTGTCCAGAAAGCAAATATTGCAAGTTCTTCCAATGTAAACCCACAGAATAATGAAATTGCCAAAGGTGTATCTACAAAGACTATCAACGGCACTAAAGTATCTTCTTCTCTAGAATTCTTTGCTCGTTCTATTCCAGTCTTCTTTAAAGTTCAAAGATTGAAAGCGGACACCAAGTTGAATGTGTTTATTGATGGTAGAAATGTAAACGCATGGGCAATTCCAGATAGTAACTTCAGTGGTATCGCTGGCAACTCTTTAACAACATTTGGTTCTGAATTAAGAACTAATTCCAATGGAGATCTCAGTGGTTTGTTACTAATTCCTGCAGGTTATGAACCAGTTTCAAACTCTAGGTGGACAGGATCTGCAGATAGTGTAACATACAATGGTGCTTCCGAAGAAATCTATATCGCTTCTGGTGAAAAGACTATTACGTTCACAGATGCAGTAGATTACTCTAACAAGTCTACATCAAATTCTTATGCAGACGTGATTTTCTATTCTACTGGTATCCTTCCAGAGAATCCTTCTTCAATTATTTCTACATCTGCTGCTTATTTCAAAGCAAATGAAGGTGTTCAGTCTGTAAATAGCAATACAGATCAAGAAGTTAAACCAAATCCACTTGCACAAACCTTTAAGGTTGAGAACTTTAGTGGTGGTTGTTTTGTAACGGGCGTTGATTTATTCTTCCAGAATAAAGATACTTCTATTCCCATCAAAACCTACCTAACAAATATTGACACTGGAAAACCAGGCAAGCATGTAATCCCAGGTTCTACTTCCATTAAGTATCCTGAGACATATCTAAAGATCTTTGTTACTGGTGATAATGATACCATTTCTGTTAAGAAGGGAGAGTTTGTAAAAGGATCTTCTACTAATGCATCTGGTCCTATCCTAAGGGTATTTGATAAAAACAACATCCAAGTTGGTGATGAAAACTCAATTCAGTTGCAACTAAACAAAGAGCAAGTTTACACTCTTGTTCTAGAAAACCATAATGGCATCTCATTTGTTCCTAACGAGCAACTTATTATTCCTTCAGTAACTGAATTTAATAACACCAGAAATAAAGAAGTTATTATTAATATTGCCAAAGACTCTGGTAAATTGGTAGACCTCAAAGTAGAGCAGGTTGGTTCTAATTATGAAACTGCTGCTGTCACTATTGAAAGTCCACAACTTCCAGGTGGATCTACTGCAACTGGTAACGTGTTCGTTTCGGAAGGCAAGATCTATGCTTCCGAATTAGTCCTTTCTGGACGTGGTTATACCGAGGCACCTTCAGTTGTTATTAAAGGTGTAGGTCTGGGTGCTGGTGATGCTGTCATTACGTCTAAAATCGAGATCGACACCCCTGCAGTAAGAATGGGTGTTGCAACTGATGCAAACGCAGATACCCCATCTACGATTCCAACCCACTTTGATTTCGAGCATCCTGTATATCTACAGAATGACACTGAGTATGCTCTAGTTGTAGAGACTGATTCTATCGAATATGATCTCTGGGTATCTAGACTCGGTGAAACCGAGGTTGCCACAAGCACCACTGTCAACTCCCAACCATTACTTGGTTCTGTTTACAAGTCTCAGAATATTGACAATTGGACAGAAGATCTGTTTGAAGATATCAAGTTTACTCTTTACAGAGCAGAATTTGATACTAGTGTTAAAGCAAATCTTCTCCTCACTACTGAAGATCTTGGTTATGAAAAACTTGCTTCGGCTCCATTTGAAACTAGTGTAAGATCTAGTTCCAATGCAACTTCTGATTTGTTCAAGAACAATAATACATTAGTAAAAGTTTACCACAGAGATCATGGTTTTGAAGATGCTGGTATGTCTTCTGTATACTTTAGAGGATCTGAAGACGTTGGCGGTATCTCTTCTACTGTATTGAATGCAAAACTATTTGATGTCAAAAACTCTGGTCTTGATTCTTATGTTATTGAAATGCCAACTAGAGCAGGATCTAGTTTGTTTGGTGGTGGCGATTCTGTATTTGCAACATATAACAGAAAATATGAAAAACTTTATGCCCAAATTTCTTACTTACAATTAGAAGGAACTACTATTGATACCGAGGTAGAAACTACCAATATCACTGCTTTAGATTCTAATTCTGTTAACTTCCCTTCGTATACACAATCTGCATATGAGAGGACTTTCTTAAACCAAGAGCATTATTTTACTAATCAAAAAATTATTGCATCTAGAATTAATTCTACTTTGAATGCTATTGACAGATCGTTGACTTATAAAGTTAACATGACTTCTAATGTTTCTTACCTGTCTCCAGTAATTGATCTGAATATTGCTTCAGTTAAAACTTCTACTAATAGAATTGACAACTCTACAGGTCAGGAGAAGAGATTTGGCAAGAAGTATCAGAAACTGTCATTCAGTCCTCTATACAATTTGGGTGTAAGTATTATTCCATCAAATGCTGATACTAGTGTTCTAGTTCCTGGAGTACAGATTGAAGGAGTCACTTCAAAAGCAACTGGAACATTGCTATCATATGACAGCAACATTTGTTTAGTTGCATTGTCTTCTTCTGTAGTATTCAAGGTTGGCGAAAGTCTAGTTACTAAGAGTGCAGATGGCATTGCGTTATCTGGAATTGCTCTATCTGCTAATACTATCTCCGAACAGAAATTTAATTTCACAGAAGGAACTAATGTATTTGGATACTTCCCATCCAACTTTAATTTTAACTATGCCAATATTATTGATGGCACAGTAATTTCTTGGGATGCTGATGATAAGGAGTTGATTGTTGAAAATCCATATGCTCCTATCAACAATAATTACGAAGGAGCTATTCTTAAAGATAGTCCTTTTGTAAGAACGCAAGAAAACCAAGCGTCTGATATCTTTAGAGTTGGTGACATTATTAAGTCTCAAGATGATTATTATGTAACTGTAAATGGAATGTCATTTGAAAATGGTGTTGACTTTACTTCAGAAACAGACTCTAGAAATAGTTCTTCTCTTGCTAAGTATGTAACAAAAGAAGTTTCAATCAATGAACCAGGAACTTCTATTAATGTCAAGATGACTGTAAATGTTAAAGAAAGAGAAAATATCCAAGTCTTGTTTAAGACTAAGGAGTCTTCTGCTCAACTCAACTTTGAAGACATTAATTGGACATACTTCAATGGTAATGGATTGTCTGACAATGATGATCTAGCAACTGCAGAAAATTCTATCTCCGCAGTTGCTGAAGATCAGTCTTCTTATCAGGAATATGAATTTAGTGTTCAGGATGTTTCCGAGTTCACTTCATTTGCTATTAAAGTAGTTATGAAATCTTCCGACCCAGCGTACGCACCTAAAATTCAAGATCTGCGTGTAGTCGCTTCCTACTGATGTACATACAAGTTGAAGGTCATCCAAACCTAGTTAGAGACTCTTCTACTGGAGCAATTATCAACAAAGATAAAATCTCTAGTAGGAGAGTCTCATCTGAGTTTCATAGTATGAAACATGACATAAATACATTGAAGGAAGAACTATCTGAAATCAAACAACTTCTTAGAGAGATCGTAAGAGATGCCAGCAATTAATGTAGCAAAAACAGATACCTTTGAAATTCAAAGGCAAAAAATCAATACGATAGCAGAGAACGTCTTCGCATTTGCTGCTGGTGGTAGTGATCTCGCCACAGGAAATCTGAAGTTAGGTGATGGTACAAAGAATGAACCTTCTCTAGCATTTACTTCAGATTTACAATTAGGTTTATATAAATCTGAGCAGAATACTGCAACATTTGTTAGTGCAACTAAAAGAATTTTTGAATACAGTAATTCTGGTTCTGTATACTATAGAGACTTTATTATTAGAAAAGCAACTCTGTTTACTGAAGGTAGTGAAATTCAGGCATCGGGTCAAAATTATGATGTAGGTGGTTACGAAGATATTTCTGTCTTTGGTGGTACTGGTGAAAGTGGATCGTATAATATCACAGTTTCTGAGTATAGTGGTACTACTACCCCTGGACAAAACTATGTCTATGTTGGTCCAGAGGGTGGTACAGAATATAGTAATATTCCCCTACAAGGTGGTAATGGTACAGGTAACCTTGTTAGTATTCTGTTTATTAACGGTGGATTTGGTACTACAAATATCGAGGTTTATGGAGAAGGTTACCAAGTAGGAGATGTCTTAACTCTACCAACATCAGTATCTAATGTTAGTGGTTCTGTAACTCAGGACCAAAATACCGTAACTGGAATTTCTAGTGTTGCTGGTATTATTGAAGGTATGATCGTCACCCAAACTGGCGGCACTGGAGCTCTTACTACACCTTTAGATCCTGAGAATAATCCTCTGGATATTGTTGTTAGTGGAGTCGATTCTGAAAATAATTCAATTACACTAAACACTAGTGCTTCTACTACTGGAACAATAGTATTAACTTTAACAGTTCCTTGGGGAGATGCTGGCAGTGGTTACGCTTATACTATTGATAAAGTTGGTGTTGTTACTGCAATTGCAGTTAATAACCCTGGTAATGGTTACGCCGATGGAGACGTATTAACAGTAAATCCTTTTGATTTAACACAACCTATTGACTATATTGTAGGTACGGTTTCGGGTCAATTAATTACATTCACTGGCACTGTTCCCAATAGTGCATATTCACCAGGACAAACTGTTACTACGGTTGACCCGTCTGATAGTGAAGGTCTTACTTCGACTGGTGAAGTATTAGAAGTTAATCTTAGTGGCAGCAGTATTGCAAGTATTGTAGTTGCTTGGGCAGATGGTAGTGCAGATGTTGGGTATAATGTTACTGGTAATTCAACTCATAGTGTAGCATCAGTAGAAGATGTCAATAGATACACTTTAGATGATTCTGAAGATGGTAGCAATGTTCAAAATTTCCCAAGTTTAACTTTATTTGTAAACAATAGGTATAGATTTGATGTCCAGAATGTTGGTAGTCACCCATTCAGATTTAGTATTTTCCAAGATGGTATCCACAATCAATATTCCGAGACTGTAACTGTTGCTACTGATTCTAAAGATATTACGGTAACTGATGCCTCCTCGATTCAAGTTGGCATGGCTGTTACTACAAATAATGAGACTGAACCTGGAGAATTTGCAGAGAATACTTTTGTTGAAGCAATTAACGGCAATACAATTACGTTAACAGAATTTCCATCTAGTCCTGGTGCTGCTGTTGCTGTATTTGCTGGTGTTCAATATGATGGCGCTGAAGTTACTTATGCAGACGATTATGTAGTATTCACTCCTTCAGATACTACTCCAGCCACTATGTATTATTATTGTGGCGTCCATCCAGGTATGTCTGGTACTAGTTCAATTACTATTGATTTCAATAACCCCAAGACTTTTGGTTCGGGATTTGAAATTTTAGCATTTGAAGTACAAGAACTTGATATTATTACAGGTGCTGTTGCTGATGGTTCTTTCAATGTTTCTTCTATCACAGGTACTGATGTAAACGTAGAAACTATCACAACAACAGATATCACTGGAGACGAGGGAGAATTCACAAGAACCGTAACACCAGAAGTTGCGTTAGAATTGAACGCAGACAAAACAACCCTGACCTCCATTACTGCTTTGGGTGGAGAGATTATCTTTACTGGCACATCATTATCGCTTGGTGATAATTTTACAGTCAATGGAGACACTGGTACTCTCAATACTAATGGTATTATCAAGACTACCAACAAAATTAATGTCAATGATGTTCTGAGCATTGTTAATGATACTATTTCTGCTACTACAAACCATAGTATCTTTATTGCTCCTGCTGCTGGAAAGATTACTAAAATTGATTCTGCGACAGCACTGGTTATCCCCAAAGGTGATACGTCTGCAAGACCTCTTGTGGGGCAGGTACAAGACGGTGCAATCCGCTTTAACACCGAAACGAACCAATATGAAGGATACAGCGAAACAACGTCTTCCTGGTCCTCTCTGGGCGGTGTTAGAGACCTTGACGGCAACACATACATCGATGCAGAAGCATTCCCAGGTGCAAATGACAATACTTTGTACTTCTACAACGATAACGTTAATACATTACAGGTAACAAGAAACTTCTTAGACTTTAGAAACACTAAGAAGATTAGATCTGCAAACACCACCGCACCAACATATACAGAGTGGTTTGCAAATATTCCTGTAACGGTTACTACACCCACCACAAAACTCAAGTACAGAAACAACATCTATGAGGTTGTCGGTGCTGGTGTTACCGCAACATCTGGTAACGAACCAACCGATACTAGCGGAGATCCATTTATCAATGGTACTGCAACTCTACAGTGGATTGCTACTGCTGTAGATGCTCTAACATTCCAAGAAATTTCTGAAGTTCGTATTGACCCATTTGGAGATACTCCACTCGTTGTTAGTGGAGAACTTCGTTTCCTTGGAAATGTAATTTCTACAGACATCAATGACTTAATTATTAGACCAAACTCTGGTAAGAAAGTTTCTATTGATGCAGCAAGTTCTTTAAAAATTCCTGTTGGAGATAACAACCAAAGAGGTGCTGCAGTAACTGGTTCGATTAGATTTAACACAGACATCCTTCAATATGAAGGTTATGATGGAAACAACTGGTCTTCTCTTGGTGGTGTTCGTGACGTTGATGGTAACACGTACATCATCCCAGAAACTGCTCCTGGCGAAAACGAGAACACTTTGTTTTTCTACAACAACGGTGTAAACACTGTTAGAGTTACTGAGAATGAATTTATCTTTGATGGTATTGAAGATGTATTCTCCTCCACAACAGATAATCTGAATGTTAATATTGAAAGTCTGACATTCGAGAATGGTGCTCTGGTTCTAGAGCATAGTGATACTACTCAGACTTATCTCTATACCACCAGAGAGCACTTTGACATTGGTATGTCGCAAGGTCTTACCATTGACAAGTTCTTGAGACTATCTGATACAGGTGATATTAAATACAATGTTAACTTCCCAAATGGTGGTGGAGTTCCAGATTTCTTGACCATGGTTAGTGGAGATTTGAGAACAGTTGAGTTTGCTGATGTTAGAATCAAATCTGCTGTTTCTACTTTGGTAAAAGGAACAAATGATACTTTTGGTACTGAAGTTTATAAAACTACAGATAAAGGAGCAAGAATTTTAATTACAGTCGAAAATACTACTCTAAACCAGAAAGAACAACTTGAACTTTCTGTTATAGATAATGGTACAGATATTGTATATACTGATTACGGTAACATCAAGACTGGAATTGATTTGTTCACTGCAACTTTTGATTATAATGCATTAAACAATGTTAGAGTTAACGTATCTCTACATCCAGATCTAAATCTTGGAAACTCTTGTAATGTAACAATCACCAGTTATGTAAATAAGTAAGATGGCAACAAACATTTCAACTTTTGATTCTGTACATGGTTTTTCAGTTAGCAATACTACTATTGTTAACGAACTCAACGATGCCCAGAATCTAAATAGTCTAGAATTAAAGAATCAAACATTTACCGATAGTTCGGCAACCACGTTTATTCTTAGAGGATTGAACACCGCTGTTCTCTCCTTGGATAATGTTGGTTCTCAAATCACCTTACCTAATAATACAATTAATTTTATTACAGCGCATATTATTGGCGTCAATGATAGCGGTGGTGGAAACATCTCAAAGAAATTTGAGTCTGTTGTAACTAATGATGCTGCGGGTCAGGTACAAACACTTTCCACAATGGAAACTATTATCAAAGATAGTATTCCATCAGGTCAAGAATGGACATGCGTTCCTTTCGATAGTGGTAGTGCAAATAAGTTTAGTTATTCAACAGTTAGAGCGGGTACTACCAACGAAATTAAGTGGGTAGCAGTGGCACAAGTCATTAGTATTGATTGGACTTGATGCTAAATATACTATAGGATTATCCCACCATCAGCGAGAGAGAAATGAGTTTTCAGTTTAATTCTGATAAGGAAATTTTAAGGGCGGTCAACCCATCGGTTATCGCAGACCAAACTTATGTAATTCGTGCTGGAACTGGGGCAACAGAGAGGGAGATCTTTAGAGCACAGTTAGACGCTGAGACAGGTCTACCTAGGGTAGGTATTAATAGAACTGGTAAAAGAGTTGAAAGAATTGATATTCCCGATGGACAGGGTGGTAGTGGGTACACCTTAGTCCCTACAGTTGAACTTAGTGCTCCAACTTTGGAGGGTGGTCGTCAAGCATTGGCATCGGCGGCAATTTTCAATGGTCAAGTTAGTGCGATTATTGTTGATGATCCTGGTGATGGATACGAAACTGCTCCAGTCGTACAAATTAGTGGTGGTAATGGTACTGGTGCTGTTGGTATCGCATTCCTAGATACTGTTGACTTTGAACTTGACATTAACGGTGCTATTAGAACATCTACGTCGATCATTTCAGACACGGCGAGAATTCTAAACCTGGATATCGATAACTTCGTTACTCCAGACGCAAACTTTAGAGCACCAAACTTAAAAACTTATATTAACAACAGTGGTACTCTCTGGGCACCTAACGTTATTGTTCAGAAGAATACTTTTAGATATTTTGGTGGTAATGTATATCAGGTTATTGAAACTGGTACTACTGGAACCTCTGCTCCTACACACATTGATGGTATTGAGGCGAACGGAACCGCACAACTGAAGCATATTGGTTTCCGTATTGTTGACGATACTCAACCTTACTACGAAGAGACTGGTGACTCAGGTCTCTATCCAAGATCTATCACACCTCTCCTGGGTGATAAGTCTGACAAGATTGCAACTACAGAATATGTTCTGAACCTAGCACAGAACGACGTTGGTGGTCGTATCTACGTTTCGCAGACTATTGGTAGTGACGACAACGATGGTCGTTCTGCTGTTGCTCCTGTAAGAACAATTAAAAAAGCATGTCAGGAAGCATGGAAAACACCTGGCGTCAAAGAAACAATTATCGTTGCTGGCGGTGATTATCTAGAAGATAACCCAATTTCCATTCCTCCCGATGCATCGGTTGTTGGTGACAACCTGCGTCTGGTTATCATCCGCCCAGCAAACCCAAGAAAGCATATTTTCAAATTTGGTGACAAGAACTATGTCATCGGTGTTACCTATCGTGACCAAATTGATTCCAACGGCGACTCTGTTGCAACGTGGGACTTTGCTATGGTCTTCGATGACAAGCAAAGAATTGAAGTTGATGCATCTGCTAATGGAGACTTTGGATTAAGTTTCCCAGTTGGTCACCAGATCTTTGGTCCAAATCGTGAGAGAGTTACCTTCCAGACAAACACTGGTTTAAACCAGCTTACCGCTGGTCTATCTCTAAGAGGTGTTAACACTGGTGCAACTGCATTAGTCAATGAAGTAGTATTTGACACAGTTACAGGTGTACAAGCTTACATCTCAGGTACTGCTAACATTGAAATTCTCAGTGGTTCATTCATCTCTGGTGAAACATTTGAATACTTCATTACCACTCCATATACACCAACAAACGTAACCTACGATCCACAAACTGGTATCTCCGAGTTTACGGTTCCCAACCATGGATTTGCTAATGGTGATAAAATTCGTATTAACATCGAATCTCTTGGATTCACATGTGACATGGATGGAAACACCAATGTCAAATACTATCCAAGATCTTCCGACCCAATTGCAAACCAGTTCCTAACTATTTCTGCAGCAACAACTAATACATTTGAACTTGATGTTGGCGACTCTCAACTTGTCAATCATCAGGTATCTTATGCTACCTATGACCCTGCATCTGGTGTTGCTGTTCTAACAATTGGCACTCATACGCTAACTGTAGGAACTTCTATTAAGTTAAGAACAGAGTCTCTTGGTTTTACCTGCTCTCAAGATGGTTATTCCAGTGTCCACTTCTATCCAAGAACAACTGACCCAGCATACGACACTGCGGTAGAAATTCTAGAAGTAACTTCTACAACAATTACAATTAACGTAGGTGCATCTGGACCTGACGATCAGTATGAACATGCATTTGATAGTGCTCTAGCAAACGCTGTTATCTCTGGTGGCAACTATCCACATACATTTGTATCTGCAAGAGCAAACGCACTGGATTATCTGGATGCAGAATATGAGTTCGTTTCTACTGACATTCAGTCCATTAGAGCAGAGGGTGAAGTTGTATTCACCAATGAACCAGGAGAAGTAGAGTATCCTATTTCCAGAATTGACTTCTCTCTACAGGGCACAGACGAAGTTGCTACTGGTGGATTCCAATATGGATGGGACGGCGCTGGTCCAGAGGATCTTGGTGGTATCGTCTTCTACACCAACGCACTGATTGGTAGACAGAACGTCCACGAACTAAAAGAAGGTCAAGAAATTCTAATTGAAGGTCTGCCTACTTCTGGTCCTGACTTATCATTCTTGAATGGTAAGCAGAGAATTTACAAAGTTCTCGAAGATGCTGACGGTCGTTCGAGACGTTTTGTTATTCCCAAAAAGACTTCGGTCATCACAGACTCCAATTTTGAACCTGGCAACCTAGCGAAGGTTTCTTCGGCATCTAAGGGCGTAACTCTTTCCTTGCTGAACTCGCCAAACAAATTTGATATGGCGACACCTGTAGCAAGAAGATTCCAAGATGCTTCTCTACAAATTAGAAACAATATCGACTTTATTGCAGATGAAGTTGTTGGTAGAGTCAATGATGAATTTAAGAAAGAATACTTTGCTGTATATGATGTAGATGGTACACCAACACAGCAGTTCACTCCTACTGATGTAACTTATGATCCTGCGACTGGTCTTTCTACATTCACTGTTGCAAACCACGGGTTATCTGTTGGTGATGGTGTAAAGATTGAAGAGGACAGCATTGTCTTCACTTGTGCAATGGACGGTAACAATACCGAGCACACTGCACCACAATCTCATCACTATGCTACTGGCAAAGCAATTCCTATTGAATCAGTAACCACTAATACGTTTACACTTAATGTTGGTGCTTCTGGTCCTAACCAACTGTACACTCCAACTAATGCAACTTATGATCCTGCAACAGGTAACTTAGTTCTTACCATTGGAACTCACCAACTAGATGTAGGAGAAGGTATTGTCATCGATGACAACTCGTTGACCTTTACCTGCACCATGGATGGCAATGACGCTGCCAAGACCTATCCAAGACCTGGACACGATCTCTTCTCACAGCGTTCTATCCCCATCACAGCGATTTCCGAGAACACCATCACAGTTAATGTTGGTGCTTCTCCCGCTAACAAATATTTCCAACCAACAGACGTTGCATACAATGCCTCAACTGGTGACATGACTGTCACTGTAGGGCAGCATGGTTTACAAGTTGGTAAGCATGTTGTTCTTGAGGACAATTCTTTCGCATTCACTTGCGATCAAGACGGCAATACCCAAGTCCACACATATCCTCGTGCAGGACAAGATCCTTACTCTGGTAAGTCCATTGAAATCACTAACGTTGGTTTCACATCTCACACTCCTACAGATGCAGTTTATGACGCTGCTGCAGGAACTATCCAGTTCACCTTAGCAAGTCATGGATTTGCTGATGGTGATTACATTATGGTCGAGGATAATGCCCTCACCTATTCCTGTGTTCTAGATGGCAATACGGTTAACAAGTCTTACCCAAGAACTAACTACGACTATGCTAGCAACCGTTACTTTGAGATTGACAATGTAACTCAGGATGGATTTAGAATCAACATTGGTGGTTCTGATTACACAGGCGCTCACACCCTCGTCAGCATCGCTACAGACGCTATTAGAAGGCAAACTGGCACATTTACTATCAACGTCGGTGACGCAGGCACTGCATCGGGTTCTACGCACACCTTCGTAAGTGCTCAACCTGGAGCAATTAAGTTTGAACCACAATCTACTCACACATTTGTGAGTGCTACTGCAGAAGCAGTCAAACATTTACCACAGTCTGCTCACACATTTGTAAGAGCAGCAACTAATGCTTTGTCTGTTGGTGGCGACGAATTCAAACTATTCCTCGGACCATCGAGATTTGTTCATGACTACGTAAGTGGCGGAACAGTAACATTTGGTGGATCTACTTATAATATCACCAGCTTTGTTTATGACAATACTGTAACTGGTGCTGCTACTATCACAACTGATAGTGCTATCCCAGGACTAGCAAATGATAGTATCGTACAACTTGCTGACATTCTTCTTGAGTGTACTGTTGATAACGTAGTTACACAGAAGACATATCCAAGTTTCAATATTCCAGTTAGTGACAACAAGTGTCGTAGAGACATTAGACACTTCCTTAATGCTGTCATCCGTGACCTTGAGTATGGAAGCAACTACAATGTTATTGACGCTGCTAAGAAGTACATTCAAGGCACTCAAATTGCTACCTACATCGATAACGAAATTATTCAAACTGTACGTGCAATTGAGTATGCTAGAGAACTAGCAATCTTTGCAATGCGTAAGTGGAGAACTGGCACAGGTCTTCCAACGGATCCCGTTTATACCGCACAGTATACTTCTCTACCCAAGTACATCGACCCAACGATTCTAGAAGATCTAACTCAACCTGGAGTCGAGCATTGTGCAAACGTTAAGTCAGCAATCAATGTTCTGTCCTATCTGTTTGTCGATGTTCTAACTAATGACGCATCTGGTACTAAGTTGGATGCAGGTTACCTGATTGCTAGAAACAGAGACTTCATTGCGGATGAAGCACTAGGCAAGACTGAAGCGCAGTATCCATCCCTTCTTCTGAATGATATTAATCAAAGAAAATGCAGAAGAGATATTAACTATATTATCACTGCATTGATTAGAGATATTATTCTCGGTGGTAATGCCGCTATTGTTACGAACGCTGAGGAATATTATTCTGGAACTATTCTAACTGGTATTCCCGAAGCACAGAGAGATGAAACCATCTATGCTTTCGAGCAGGTAAGAGATCTTTGTATCCTCGCTATGAGGAACTGGGCGACCTTAGGTGGTGCGGGTGCAGTATATACTCCAGTTCATTCACCAATTCCTCTGTTCACAGATAGCAGCATTCTAGTTGATCAACTAGGAACTCCATACTGTGCAGGTATTGAGTCTGCCATTACAACCTCCTTCACACTGCTCAACGATATTCTTCGTGGAGATATTGCTCCTGGTGGTACAGTTAAGAACTATGGCACACTTCTAGATACGGTTGATCTTTACACATATCCAGACGTAACTATCTACGATGCTAACGGAACTGTTCTTACACCACGTTCTGATTTCGATGATTTCCCAATCATTGAAGCATCTCCATATACCCAGAACTCTTCAATCATCTCCTTCCTAGGTGGTGGCGGTGCTCTAATTGACGGTTCTAGAGTCAAACAACCTAACTGTCCTTTCGCAGGTCTAGAACTTGACGGTTCCGCAACTTTCCCCAACCAGGGTAAGTCGATGGTTGCTGCGGCATTCACGATTGTTTCCTTCGGTGGTATTGGTTATAAGGTTATCAACGATGGTTACACTCAGTTGGTTTCGGTCTTCGTTATCTTCTGTGCTGATGGTGTTCTTTCTGAGTCTGGTGGTTATGCATCTATCACTAACTCTGCTACCAACTTCGGTATCTTCGCTCTACGTGCTATTGGATTTAGAGAAGAGGCATACATCTTTGACGTTGGTACTATCACGAACGTATCTGCTACTCCAACTGGTAGAACAATCTTTACCGTTGATGGTCTTGGAAGAGAACCTCTTGAGCACTATATCGTCAAGATTGATGGTTTTGAAAACGTAAGTGCTGAGATTGAATACTTCATTGATGCAGTTGATGCTGTAACAGTTGGTCCTCCTTTCTCTGCTCAACTTACAATTGACTCTGGTTCTGGTGGCGGTGCTGAATTTAAGAATATTGCTACCCAGCAAGCAGTATCCACAACCAGTCTGAATGGTGAGACAATCAGACTACACAGACCTTCTATCGTTAACTCCTCCTCCCACACTTGGGAATTCGCAGGTTCTGGTACTAACTACAACTCCTTGCCTGAAAACGGTGGTGTTAAAGTTGAAGCAAACGAGCAAGTTTCTGAACGCTATGGTCGTGTATACGTCTCTGGTACTGACGAACTTGGTGACTTCAAGGTTGGTGTTTTCGCAAGAATCGAGAACAGAACTGGTAACATCACCTTCACTGGTACGGTTACGATCTCGGAAGTTGAATTCTTGAAACTGAAGGGTGGCGACGTTGTTGTTACTGGTTTCGACGCATCCAACACACTGGGTGGCGCTAACTCCACTGACTCCAAACTACCTACTCAGAAAGCAGTTAAGGACTACATTACAAATAACCTTGGTCCTTACATCAACAAACCATATTCTACAAACGCTGTTCCTAGAGCACTGGTCGAACTTACCGACTCTGGTAAGATTTCTGTTGACCAGATCCCTGCTCTACGTCCTTTCAGTGTATTCACTGTTCCCGATGCTACAGCAAGAACCTCCATTGAAGGCGCACTTGCAGGTGACATCGCAATCCAACAGGATACATCGACATCGTTCATTCTTAACAATGACTTAGATAGTCTGTTTGTATCCTTCCCCGTTGATCCTACCCTATCATTCACCCTAGGTGATATCTTTACTGGTAGTCAGTCTAACGGTCAGATTCAAGCAACTGAATACAGAACTGGTGTTGTATTCCAGATCATCATCACAGATCCTGGTTCTGGATACACTTCCCCACCTGTTATTACAATTACTGGTGGTCAACCAACTGCTGGCAACATCCAAGCATCTGCTACAGCAGAAATTGCTAACGGTCAGGTCGTTGTTGTTGAAATCCAAGAGTTTAATGGTCTTATTGGTGGTAAGGGATACACTGTACAACCAACAGTTACCTTCTCTGCACCATCTGGTTCTGGTACACAAGCAACTGGTAGTGCTCTAATTGAAAACAGACTTTATGGTGACATTGTAAACAGACTCAAGTTAACTGAGGCAGACACCATCAACTCTAGTGATCTTCCACCAACAGTAGTTAATGTCACAAGAGTTGTTAACACCTCTTCTTTCAATAGCAATAACTGGGTATCTCTATCCTCTAACCAGATTGCAGCATCTGACATTACTTCGGGTGTTATTGAGACTGCTCGTTTGGCACTTAACTCCAACGCTGCAAACTCCTTCACATTCTTACGTGGTGACCAGTCTTATGCTCTGGCAGTTCAGTCTATTAAGGGTGCTGAGACAAGATACTTTGCTAGACTATACAGTGATGCAAGTATTGGTGGTCAGCAGTTAATCTTTACTACCAATTCCGACACTCTACTTGGTCACGAAGTAGTAGCAAATGTCGTTGGTATTCAGGAAAACACTAACATTGATGGTGTTCTTACCTCTGGCGGTTTGACAACTGTATCTATCTCCAACCCACTGATTGCAACAATTCCCGCAGGAACTATTATTGAATTTGAGCGTGGCGCTTCTCCAATTACATTTGAGTCTTCTTACACTCAAGGTACATTCGTAGACAACATTGTTGTTGCTGAGGGTGGTTCTAGTTTCACTGATGGTCAATACTTTGACCAGACTCTAAGTGGTGGTACTGGTACAGGACTCAAAGCAAACGTCATTGTTTCTGGTGGAGAGGTTACTGAACTCACCGTAACTGATGGTGGTCTTAACTACAATGCAGACTTTAACATCACCTCTCTGCCTGCAGAGATTGGATCTGGTGTTGGTCTCGTTCTCCAGGCGAAGATTAGTACAGTTAATAAGCAGTTTGCTAACGTTTCGGTTGACGTTCTTCGTGCTACTAACCAGACAATTTCTGCTGATGAATATGGCACAATCGGTGTTTCGAGATTTAGAAAGTCTCAGTTCGAGATTGGAGAATCTGGAAACGGTTCTATCACACTGAAGACTGGTGCTGATAGTGGTCTTGATGCTGACCTTCTAGACGGTGTGCAGGGTGCTTACTACCTAGATGCTTCTAACTTAAACGCAGGTACTGTACCAACAGATCGTATGTCTGGTACATACAACATCAGCATCTCGGGTCAGTCTGGTAACACTCTCAGACTCGTTACTGGTGTAACTAACCCAACGTCTTCTCCATCTCCTAACCTGTTCTCTTCTGGTATTATTGCTGATACTAGAAACAACACTGCTGATGGTCTCCTCGACGGTGGTCAAAGACACCTAGTAATGACTATCAGAAACTTCGGTTCTGGATTTGATGCTACTGGTGGTGGTGCTAGACAGTTAGCATTTACTGATAATGACAACATGTGGCTCCGTGGTTCTGGAACCACTCTGGATGACTGGGGTTCTTGGGGTAAGGTCTGGACCTCACTCAACGATGGTCCTGGTACTGACCTTGATGCTGACAAACTGGACAACCGTCAAGGTATCTGGTATCAGAACGCATACAACATGAACTTCGGTGAGTTGTCCGACAATAGACTGCCAGACTTCTTCACTCCTAAGTCGATTCAGGACAGTTTAGATATCCTTTCGATCTCTGGTAACGCAAGATATAGAATCTACATCTCTGGTGCAATTCTAACTTCTTCGCCATTCTTACCTGGCAACCCAATTAACCTCTACAATAACCTTGCACAGAGTGTTGGTGAAATTCAGATTACTCAGATCGTAACTAACGACGAAACTGATAACTTCAACGATTTCACAATCATCTACGGTGTACTACAGTCTGGTACTTTCGATGGTGCTGAGACTATTGGTGAAGCAAACAACCGTGTTGCTTTCCAAGATTTCACCCTTGACTCCACAGGCACTTTCCAAGTTGCAAGACTTGAGAGTGATGGTGGTACTGCAAACCTCAGACTTGGTAGAAAGGATGGCATTCCTTCTTCCCCAGGTATCTACTTCAGATCTTCTGAACAAGCAGCAGCAAACTATAACACTGCAATTATCGCAACTGGTGGTAATAGCACAGACTCCAGCGGTACGTTAGACGTACAGGTTGTCAACGCTGATGGTTTCTCCATCAACGGCAACACAGTCTGGAACACTGGTAACATTACTTTCAATACTGGAAGCGTAGCAAACACAGGTGTTATTCGTGATGCTAACGGTGGATTCGGTGCTGGCACTATCACTCTAGATGCTGGTGCTGAACTGGTAGGTTCTGCTTCGCTGAACGTACTGAAGTCTGGTGATACTATGTCTGGTCCTTTGACCATTACTGGTGTATTAGCAACTACCCAGGCACTGAGCATTTCTGGTAGAGCAGACTTCCTAAGCAATGTCACAATCGCTACCGATCTTTCTGTTGCAACTGACGTTCTGTATGTTGATTCTACGGACAGACGTGTTGGTATTGGACATAACAATCCACAGTCTCTCTTGCACATTATCACTCCTAATGATGGATCTATTGAAGGTAACGATGTCTGGGCAATCTTTGAAGAGCAGACTTCAAACCATGGAAGAATTCAGTTGGGTTATACTGCTGGATCTCCACAGATTGGATTTAGCGACAGAACCGACGATCAGTTCTGGGCAATTGGTGCAGACGATAGTAATGTTGGTTATTTCACAGTTTCGTTTGATGGAACATCTGTTCCTACAGTTAACTCTTCTGCTGGATCTGGTTCCAATGCGGGTGCAGTTAGAATGCAACTCAATAGCACTGGCACCCTGTTCTTAGGAACGACTGGAACTACCGCAACGGATTATAAACTACATGTGGCAGGCAATATTTATACCTCCACTAAACTTCTTATTAATGATGCATCTAACAACAATGGTGCTCCAATCGAATTTAAAGGATCCACTGGATTCAGAAACTTCAGAATTGGTAATCAGTTACTTGCAGATGATGTCTTTGATATCACACCTTCTGATTCCAATGGTGGCGTTGACTGGGGCACAACTCCTGCTATCGCAATCAAGGGTAACACTAGAAGAGTTGCAATCAATACAACTGCATTCAGTGGAACAGATCCTGAAGATAACACACTAAGAAATTATCAACTGAACATTCAAGGTGATGTTAACTTCAATGGTCAACTATTCCAGAACAACGCTGAGTTCGTTACTTCACGTTGGACTGAAGCACAAAATGAACTTGATATCTTTAGAGCATCTAAAGTTTGGATCAATGCAGATCCTACTGCAAATGGATTTACTGGCAACCCAGACTACGGTTTACAGGTTTCTGGAAGTTTCGGTATCAATGGTGCTTCCTTTACCAGTGGTGCAAATACTGAAGTCTTCTATGTTAATGGAGATCGTCAGTATATTGATAGTTATGGCATCTTTAAAACTAACAGAACTATTATCTCAGAAGATGTCACTATTCCATCAAACACCAATGCTGTAAGTGCAGGACCATTGACTATAAATAATAACGTAACAATTACTATCTCGGCAGGTTCTGCCTGGTCTGTTGTGTAAAGAACTATGAGTACACTATTCGTAAACAAAATCCAAGCATCCACTGGCACGACTGTCCTGATTCCTGCAGGACATTCGTTGCAAATTGGTTCAAGAGCTCTGGATAAAAATAAAGTTTTGCCGTCAACTTCTGGTCAAGATGGTAAACTAGTTTATTCAGATGGAACTGGTTTCGTTTATTCTGATTATGGTGCTGGTAATATTATTGTTTTTACTCAAAGTGGACAATACGTTCCTAGTGCAGGAACCAAAATTGTTTATGTTAGACTTGTTGGTGGTGGCGGTGGTGGAACTAGTTATTCAGAAACTGGTGGTGCTGCTGGATACTGTGAAGGTTTTATTAACCTAGAAGATAATAATATTAATACAGTCGCAGTTACTGTAGGTACTGGAGGTAGTGGTACTACTTATGCAGGAGCAGCTGGAACTGGAGGAACCACTTCTTTCGGTTCTTTTATGACTGCTGGTGGAGGAAGTGGTGCTAATCAAGCTGCTAGACACTCTGGAGGTCCAGGTGGAGTAGGATCTGGTGGAATGCTTTCTATCTATGGAGGCGGCGGTGCAGGTCACGGTCGATATAATAGTAAAGGGGGTGGAAGTTATTTCGGAGGTGGTGGTCCAGGTGGACACCCAAATGGAGGAAGATATTCTATTAATAATGAAGAAAATGCTGCTCCTGGATGCGGTGGTGCTAGTGGATGGGCAAGATCCCACGGTGGAGCAAAAGGATCAAATGGTATTGTTGTAATCATGGAGTATATGTAAATGTCAATTTTAAGAATTAACGAAATTAAATCTTCTTCTGGAACCACAATCGAAATTCCATCTAGTCATAACTTGAGTCTGGATGGAAAGATTTTAGATGGCACAGCAATGCCCCCATCGACTTCTGGACAGGCAGGAAAATTTTTGAAATGTGTTGGTGGAGTTGCTTCGTGGACCGCAGTAGGTCCACACAGAATGGTAACTTTTACTAGTAGTGGCACATACACCCCAGATTCAGGCGTAAATAAAATTTTAGTTCGTCTTGTTGGTGGCGGAGGATCTGCGTCTGGAGTTGGTGAGGGCGGAGGTGCTGGTGGATATGCAGAAAGACTTATTGATATTACTGGAATATCTTCAGTAACCGTAACAATCGGAAACGGGAATACAGATTCTACACAATACTCGGATGCTGCATCTAACGGAGGAACTACTTCTTTCGGAAGTTATCTTTCTGCTACTGGTGGTCAAGGAGGCAATCAAGATCATAGACACTGTGGTGGTGTAGGTGGTGTAGGTTCTGGTGGTGATATGAATCTATATGGTGGTGGTGGGGCAGGTCACCAGTATTATGCTGGTCCTACAGGCGGCAATTCTTTTTTTGGAGGATCTGGTCCTACTGGATATCCAAACGCAGGTGATTATGCCCTAGATAATACTGCTAGTGCTGCATTTGGTGCTGGTGGATCTCCTGGTTATCACACTTCAATCCAGGGTGGATATGGTAAAGGTGGTCTCGTTGTAGTATACGAATTTAAATAAAATGTCAACAATTAAAGTAAACGAAATTGTATCGTCTCAAACTGGGGTAATTCATATTCCAGATGGTTATAGTCTATCAGTGGCTGGTATGACTATTAATGAAGACACTATGCCACCAGACCCTGCATTAAATCCTAGTAAGGCATTGTATACAGATGGCAGTGCTGTTTCATATAACGTTGCAGGTCCAGACAATATTGTTGTTTTTAACGAAAGTGGAACATATAATATTCCATCAGATGTAACAAGGATCTTTGTCATGCTCACTGGTGGTGGTGGTGCTGGATCTGGATATTCAGAATCTGGTGGTGCTGGTGGATATGCGGAAAGACTATTGACACCAGCACAAGTTGGATCTTCTGTTAGCGTTACTATTGGACTTGGTAGCGTTGATTATGCTACATATTCTGCTGCTGCAGGTGCAGGAGGAACTACTTCATTTGGTAGTCTTTTGTCTGCTACAGGAGGAAATGGCGGAAATCAAACCGATAGACATTGTGGCGGTATTGGAGGTTCTGGTTCTGGCGGAGACCTAAATATTATTGGTGGCGGGGGATCAGGACACATCTATTATGGTGTGGGTAATGCTGGAGCAAGTTTCTTCGGCGGTGGTGGTCCTTGTGGTCATCCAAATGGCGGTAACTTTGCGTATAACTACAAAGATAATGCTGCTCCTGGCGCAGGAGGTGCTGGTGGTTATAGAAGAAATGGGCATGGATCAACTGGTAAAGATGGCATCGTGGTCATCTATGAATACATCTGATAAATAATACAGGAATAACGTTTACTATCATGAAAAGAGTTTTACTTGACTTTAGAGGTATCATCAACGAGGTTGTAGATCCTGGACAGGAATTTGAAGTATATGATGGTCCAGATACAACTATTAAATGGGTCACTTGTCCTCATGCAGATGTCACGACTCATTGGCATCTTAGTAAAGGTGACTGGATTTCTCCTGACGAGAAGTTGAATGATGATCATGACCTCCAAAGACGTGTTGCATATGGCGATATTGGCGATCAATTAGATCTTCTATACAAGGATATTAAAGCAGGCACCCTCGAAAATGGTAGTTGGGTTCAGCGTATTGAGCAAGTAAAATCCACTATCACTAAGCAATCCGAGTGGGAAGAAAGTGAAGAATACAAGAAACTGAAAAAAGTTCACTTTCACCATCAAGATGATCCTGCTTGGAATCATCTACCAGCAAGTGCATTAACACCTCCAAATTTTAACTGATATTAATTAATCGTTATGAAAGTAAAAACAGTATGTATTGTCGGGGGTGGATCCTCTGGCTGGATGACTGCTGCTGCTCTGGCGAAAAATATGCCAGACCTCAGGATCTTATTGATCGAGTCTCCAAATGTTCCTACACTTGGAGTTGGCGAATCTACTCTTGGACATATTAACAGATATCTTTATTCTGTTGGTATGTTGGAAAGAGATTATGAGTGGATGCCAGAGTGTGATGCTACTTATAAAATATCAATTCAGTTTACTAATTTTAAAGAGAAAGGACATTCATTCCAGTATCCTTTCGGTGAGGTCGATGCTACTGAAGTAGGTACTATTGATAATTATTATCACCTTAAACAATTAGTCCCAGATTATCCGTTAGATTATTCAGAATTCCATAACCCAATCACATATCTTACAAATAAAAACAGAATGGTTGGTAATAGAAATATTATCAGAAATTTTGATTTTATGTGGGATACAGCATATCATTTTGATGCAATTAAATTTGGAAATTATCTAAGAGATAAAGTTGCTATTCCAAATGGGGTCATCCACATCAAAGATGATGTCATTGAAGTTATTCCTAAAGAGAATGGTGGAGGTATTGATTGTTTGATCACTAAGAACTGTCCCACGATGAGAGTGGAAGCAGATCTGTTTATTGACTGTACTGGTTTCAAATCTCTTCTTCTAGAGCAGGCATGTGGATCTAAGTTCATTAGTTTTGAAAATGACCTTCTAAATGATCGTGCAATCGCATGTAGATTGCCTTACATCGATAGAGAGAAAGAGATGGTCAACTATACTGACTGTCATGCTCTATCTTCTGGATGGGTTTGGGAGACTCCTTTGTGGAATGTTAGAGGAACAGGTTATGTACACTCCTCTAAATTTATCTCCTTAGATGGTGCCAAGGAAGAATTTAGAAATCACCTAGCAACTAAGATTGGTAAAGAAAAAGCAGAAGAACTTGAGTTTCGTGTCATTGACATGAAGCATGGTAAGCGAGAGAAAGCATGGGTAGGTAATTGTGTTGGTATCGGACTATCGTATGGATTCTTAGAACCACTAGAATCTACAGGTCTCTACACCACACATGAAAATATTCTTAATTTGATTGACACTCTAGAGAGAAGAGATGGTTACATTACAAAAGTCGATCGAGATGGATACAACTATGCATGTAATTTTACGCTAGAATCTATGCGTTCTTTTGTTGCTATGCATTACGTATTGTCACAGAGACGTGATACTGCGTACTGGAGACACTGTACAGAAAACATAGAGATGATTCCATATGAAAAAATTGTAGATAATATTGTAGTTTCCCCAAGACTCTACAAAGAGTTTTTACATAATGTAAATGTGGCACATGCTCAAAGTGATCTGGAGGGAACCCTTTACATTGCCTCGGGGATGGGGTATAATCCTATTGGACGTACGGAGGTAAACTACCGATCTTATCAGAAGAGATTATCCGATCCTGATTACGTTAAAGGGATTGGCGAAAAACTTCTTCGATACAGAAATCAAGTTTATGAAAAACTAGAAAACTGTCCTACCACATTTGAATTCACTAGAGATTATGTTTACGAGAGGAAAAACAAAACCTAAAGTTCGTTTCCACTCTTTAGTTCATGCTGTTAAAACTCTGTATCCAATCATACCTTCTTCTAAATTGAAGAGGTCTTGGCAAGAACCTGAACAGCAAGAGTATAAAGAAAAGGTTTCAAAATGTCCTTTTGCTTTTATTCTTGATACTGGAGAACAGATCCCCCATAGATCTGTAGGTAAGTGTCCATCTGTTAATAGTCTATTGGCTTCTGGTTATGTTGTAACCGCTCCAGCAGACTTTAAAGTTCATATTGTAAATGGGCAAATGCAAATACAATGTGGACAAATTATGCCTGGTTATGAGTACGTAGGATTTCATGACTCAGATCATGGTAAGTGGTTAAAAGATTCCACTAAAGATGCATGTATGGATGAAGTCATTAAAGTAAATACTCCTTGGAGAGTTACTTCTAGTGATCCAGATATCATATTCTTGCAATTAAAAGTTCCTTTTCTTCAAGAAGAAAGGTTTACTGCAATTACTGGTATACTAGATCCTCGCCATGCATATGAAATTAATCCACAATTGTGGTGGCATTCGACTGATGATGGTATTACCACTATAGAGGCGGGAACACCATTAGCAATGTATCTACCAATTTCTAGAAAATTATTAGGTCCAGATGTTGAAATTCTTGTAGAAGATGCAGATGAAATTGATTTAAGAATGGAATCTGAAATGAGATATGCAGGTAATCATAAATTTGTAGAACTAGATACATTAACGTCAAGAGTAAAACGTTTATTTAAAATTCTTCAAAAATACCATGCACTCAAATATTGATCTATTTGCCATTTCAATTCACAAATCCAAGATTATTCTACCAGAAGATCAAAGATTGACTTGTATCGAAACGGTCTATGATATTTGCGAACAACCACCAAAGTATTTTTTTCCTGGAGAAGATGGACAATCTACAGGTTCCAGAGATTTAACTTTGCATGGTAGACCCCAATTTGCTTCTCTGTTTTTACAAATTCAGGAAAGAGTTCAAACGTATTGGAATGAGTTAATATACACCACTGCATTAACTCCAACAATAATCAGTTCATGGGCAAATGTACATAGAAAAGATAACTGGACTATGCAGCATTGTCACAATGATGGACATTGGGGATCGTCTCACATCTCTGGTGCATACTATCTCCATAAAAATATTAATGAATCTGATATTGAATTTGTGGATCCATTAGACACCATACATAGATTGACACCAAAGCAAAATATGATAGGGATTCATTCCAAAGCAACTTCGTTTGAAACAGAGACTGGCACTCTTTTACTATGGCCCTCTTGGTTAAGTCATAGAGTAGACAAAAACAAATTTGACGAACCTCGCATTGCTATTTCATTTAATTATAAAGGTACTTGACATGTTGTGTTACGAAGAAAATGATTTTTTAGGAAAGGAATTGAGTTTACATGTGAGTAGGTGTATCTTACATGATAATTATCCTTGGTATTATCTTAATGATATTACTAGAGAAAATGTATCCAAAGATGAATATTCTCTGTCTCTTATAC